CTACTACACACAAACCGCATAAGGAGAAATCATGGCAACCGTAGTAATAACAGGTCGTGATGTTTCGTTGTCTTTCACAGGTGGAACAGACATCGAAGCACAAGCGACAAACGCAGTTCTAACCAAAGAGTTTGATCGTCAAACTTACCAGACTTTAGATGGTGAGGCTTACAAAGTCGTTAATGCGACTGGATCCTTCCAATTAGATATGCTGGCGGATTGGGGAAAGGCTAACTCAGTTTGCGAAGCACTTTGGACAGCATGCGATTCTGCACCAAACACAGAAATCAGCATTACACTTACAGCAGCAACTGGAGCATCATTCGTGTTCCCAGTATTGCCAGTTTACCCAACCGCAGGTGGCTCAGGAGTAGATGCTCAGACAGTATCTTTCACATTCCCAGTCGCACGCGGCGAAGTTACTGAAACATTTAGTTAAGAAATAAAACGGGAGCAAACAAATGAAGTTACCAATAACAATTAAATACAACTCAGGCGACGAAGCGACATACGTGGCCCAACCGCCTGAGTGGGCAAAATGGGAAAAGCAGACAGGATTAACTATTGGTCAGGCTCAAGAAAAGATGGGTATTTGGGATCTTATGTTTCTTGCCTATCATGCTCATAAGCGTGAACTTGCTGGATCTAAACCAGTCAAGCCAATGGATGCCTGGATGGAAACAATCGCAGACGTTGTAGTCGGTGATGATGCTGACCCAAAAGCCATCCAGAAGGAAGCGTAAGCCGTTTACTGGTTCAGTTGGCAATAGCCACACAGATACCGATGAGTGAATGGACAAACGCCGAAGATGTACTAACAGCGATTGAACTATTGAAGGAGCGAGGATAATGTCTAATGAAACAAAAATTGCATACGACAAATCTGATCTCCGGGATGTTTACAAAGCCTTCAAACTTATGGATGCTCAAGCAACAGAAGAAGCAAGAACTCAATCTGCTGCTTTGGCGTATTTTGCATCTGAAGAAATTAAGGTCGCTGCTGGCAACCGAACAAAAGGCACAAAGGCAGCGCAGAGAATTGCGGACGGCGTATCTATTAAGAAGTCATCAAAAATTGGTGAGTTCAGTTACGGCTTCGCACGTCAAAGGTTTTCAGGTGGTGCTAGTACGCAAACCCTATGGGGTGGTTATGAGTTTGGTTCAAATAAGTTCAAACAGTTCCCTACATATAGTGGACGGCAAGGCCGAGGTAGTCGAGGATGGTTTATCTATCCGACCCTTCGCAGAGTTCAGCCTGAATTGATAAACAAATGGCAAGAGGCGTTTAATCGCATTCTTAAGGAGTGGGCATAATGGCAACTGGTAATCGTACTTTAAAGTTATCGATCCTTGCCGATATTGATGATCTTAAAAAGAAATTGGATCAGGCAGATAATGCCGTTGAAACCAACTCTAACAAGATGGCTGAGTTTGGCAAGAAGGCCGCTGCCGCTTTTGCAGTTGCCGCTGCCGCTGCAGTTGCCTATGCTGGCAAGTTAGCAATCGATGGCGTTAAATCAGCAATCGCAGATGAGCAAGCACAACTTAAATTAGCCAGTGCTTTAAAAACTGCAACAGGTGCAACCAATGCACAAATCAAAGCAACTGAAGATTACATATCTAAAACACAATTAGCAGTAGGCGTTTCAGATGATGAGTTGCGTCCATCCCTACAAAGATTAGCCGTTGCGACTGGATCAGTACAAAAAGCACAGTCATTAATGAACCTGGCTTTAGATGTTTCAAAAGGTACAGGCAAACCACTTGAGCAGGTCGTTGAAGCATTAAGCAAATCCTATGAAGGTCAATCACGTAAATTGGGTGCTTTAGGAATTGGTTTAACTGCAGCAGAATTAAAGACAATGAGTTTTCAAGATCAACAACAAAAATTATCAGATTTATATGGTGGCGCAGCCTCTCGAAATGCTGATACTTTTCAAGGACGTATCGATCGATTAACCCAGGCATTCAACGAAGGCAAAGAGAGCGTTGGAGTTGCCTTATTGCCAATTATTGAAAAGTTGATGGGTTACATCTTAAATTACGGCGTGCCAGTTATTAATAAATTCAGAGAAGGATGGGCAGTTGTATCTAAGGCTATAAACGATAACAAAGAAAACTTTGAGGATTTTATTTTCTTATTGCAAACCTACGTATTGCCGGTGTTGAGCAAGGTGTTCAGTTTTATTATAGATATGGCTAGTAAAGTAACGTCAACAATTATTAGAGTGTTTGGCACTATCGTAGGAGCCATTACACCCGTTATTAACTTTATTATTGACGCTATCAACAAAGTTATTACTGGATTAAATTACATCCGAAGCGATGATATTTCATACATATCTAAAATTGGTCAACCATCATCATCTAATCTGACCGCACGTGAAGCCGAGCGAGGCGCAACTGAAAGTATTCCAACATTCTCAACAACACCAAGCATGAGTGTGCCATCTATCGTATCAGGCGGTGGAATTAGCGGTGCAACAAAGGCTGGTACATCCGCAGCACAGGCTGCGTCAGACTTGGCAACAATTTCAAGTTATGGTGCAACCGCTACAACAAACGAGGCTTTGAGATCAGGTATCTTGCCAACCCCAGGCGTAGTTAATAACATTACTGTAAACGGCGCAATCGATAGTGAATCTACTGCTCGTCAAATTGTTGACGTGTTATACAAATCCTACAGTCGTGGTGGAGCAGTCATAACGACACCATTTGCAATATGACCCAGTTCACGCCTGAATGGAAATTAACAGTTAATGGAGTTAATTTAACTGGCGCAACCATTTCCCAAATATCACACCGATCTGGTCGGACTGAAATTTACTCCCAACCAACCGCTTCTAGTTTTGGTATAACTTTAGTTGCTTTAGAAAATAACAGTTATTCTATAAACATAAACGATGGGATAACTTTACAGGTCAAAGATAGCACTGGCACTTATGTATCTTTATTCGGTGGCAATATAACTGACGTTGCAGTATCGGTCGCTCGATCCGGCTCTATAGGCACAGTTTTTACATACAGAATTATTGCGTTGGGCTCCCTTGCCCGTTTGGCTAAAACAAGCAGCGAAGGTGTATTAACACAAGATCAAGATGGAGATCAGATTTATGCCTTGCTTACAGAGTTTTTATTAGGTGATTGGGTTGGTTTATCAGCAGCGCAAACATGGGCAAATTATGATGCAACAACAACATGGGCAACTGCTGAGAATCTAGGACTTGGCGAAATAGATCAGCCTGGTCAATATCTTATGGTCAATCGTGGTTCATCAGAAGATACAATTTACAATATTGCTTCACAGATAGCCAATTCAGCCTTTGGATATTTATTTGAGGACAATCAAGGCAACATAGGTTATGCAGATCAAAACCATCGTAGTCTTTATTTAGCAGCAAATGGTGCAGTTGAAATTTCTGCAAATACTGCTATTGGAGCAGGATTAACGACAACAACTAGGGCTGGAGATATTCGTAACGACATAGCCTTAAATTATGGCAACAGTTTTAATGACCTGGAAATAGGCTCAGATGCAACCAGCATTTCACTTTATGGATACAAATCAGAAAACATCAATTCAAGCATTAAAAATCAATCAGATGCAGAAAACATTATCAATCGATACTTAGATCTTCGAGCCTATCCATACCCAGTATTCGACAGCATTACATTTCCGATTACTAACCCAGAATTGGACGACGTTGACCGAGATCACCTTTTAAGCATCTTTATGGGTCAACCCCTCACCATCACCGATTTACCGCCTCAAATCGCCTCTGAAGGCCGTTTTCAAGGGTATGTAGAGGGCTGGTCGTGGAGCACGTCATTTAATGAGTTATACCTGACCATTAACCTCAGCCCAATAGAGTTCTCAGCCATATTCCAATCATGGAATCAGGTCAATGCATCCGAAGCATGGAACACATTATCAGGTACAATTACCTGGCAGACAGCGATAGGAGTAATTTCTTAAAATGGCAAATACAAGCAACTTTGGGTGGGAAACCCCAGACGATACCGATCTGGTCAAAGATGGCGCATTAGCGATCCGAACCCTTGCTGGAGCAATCGACACATCCTTTGCTGGCGTAGCAATTAATGCACAAACTGGTACGACCTACACAGTGGTATTGGCAGACGGATTAAACAAAGTTGTAACAATGGACAACTCATCTGCAAACACATTCAGAATTCCAACCGATGCTTCAGTAGCATTTCCAGTTGGCACAGTTTTAAACGTTTTCCAAAAAGGTGCAGGAACAACAACAATTAACGCAGTTACATCTGGAACTACAGCAATTGTTTCAGCAGGTGCAACTCCAGCCGCTCCAGTCCTTGCTATTAATAAAGCAGCCAGTTGCATTAAAATCGCTGCAAATTCATGGGTCGTGGTGGGCGGAATTGCCTAATTTAATTTTAGGAATTTTTGCAGGTGCTGGTTTAGCAAAACCAATAGTTACAGGCGGCACTTTATTCGATGATTCAACTTATTTTTACAGATTATTTACTGGTAACGGAACGTTAGGAGTTACCACTGGCAATCTCAGTGCAGATGTATTAATTGTTGCAGGTGGTG